GTGTGAGTATCCAAAGATGGATCACATAAGGTTGTCCACAAGCACGCGACGATAGTAGCGGTTGGCGTTGGCGGTAAGAGCACCGCTGCCTTGGGAGGTACCTTCAGCGAAGGGGTTGGCGACCATGCCGTAGCGGGTCTTGAATCCAATTTTCGGCTGGAAGGTGTCCTGACCCACGGCACGCACCATTTGCAGGGGCACATAGGGGCAGTAGAAGAGACCAGCGTCATAGGCAGAAGAGCCCTTATAACCAGCCACATAGAAGTGACGGTCAGAGACGTTGGCAGAGTAGGGGTCAACATAGACCTTGATGCGACCGTTGAGTGTACCAGCAAGGGTGCTGGAGTTGTCATCGGGCAGCAGACCGCTGTTACCAGACAGAGCGGGGGTGTAGTCAAGCACACCAGCCATGGACAGAGCAGATGCCACATCAGCAGAGCAGATGAGGATGTTGCCCTTGCCACGACGAGTCTCGTGACCGATTGCATTCATGTCACGCTCGATTTGGAAGAGCAGACCCTTGAACTTCTCAACCGACCAACGACCGTTGGAGTCAACGTCCAGGTCGAAGATACCTTGAGTTGCAGTGTTGTTTTGAGCGCCAGGACGAGCGATGCGATAAACGGTTCTCACCACTTCGCGGTTGATCTCAGCAAGCACCTCAGTGGAGAGGATGTTAGCGAGCTCGGACTCAGCGTCCAGACCATGCACTGCCTTCAGGTCTTGAGCAAGCTCAAGGCTGTATTCGGCTTTCAGAGCACGGGACTTAGCAGTCACGGTGACCTTCTCGATGGAGAAGTTCATCTCAGCGAAAGCGTTACCAGCAGCGTCACCCAGAGCTTCAGACTGAGCGGTGCTCATGCCAGAAGCGTTGGTGTAGGTGCCACCGTCATTCAGCAGACCAGGGTTGCTACCAGACTGAGCAGTAGCGCCCAGGTTAGAAGCAGCGTTCTCAGCAGAGAACTCGGAATCGGCTTCGTTGAAGAATGCTTCGGTGCCAGAGGTGCGGTCGGTGCCATAGCGGGAGCGCATTGCGAAGATCAGTCCAGTAGGACCAGTCATCGGTTGGACGCCAGCGATATCATAGGCGATCAGTTTAGGCATCGAGCGGCGGATCAGAGAGATCAGCACGGGGTCGAAACCAGCAACAGGACCTGTAGCTGTGGCAGAACCACTGAAACCAGCGGGGCTAGAACCAGCACTCATGGTAGGAGCGGCTTCGGTCAGGATGCCACGCTCTTCACGGATGAATTTTTCTTGGTTCTCAAGCAGGACGGCGGTCACTGCCTTCTTGTAGGTATCACCAATCGGGTTAAGATCGGAATGCTCAAGAATGGGGGACCACTTTTCCTGCAGATGCTCGGAATTGAACATTTGCTTTTACTCCTTAGGGAAAAATGTTAGTTTACTGTTGAATCACTTAGTCCAACGGGACAGAGCCTTAACGTAGGCATCCATCGATTCCGTCACTACTTGACTTTGCTCCACCACCATGTCTTCGGAAATTTCCTTAGACTCAATTTTTGTGGAGAAGTAGGAATCACGGAGGGTAGACACCTTCTCACGGAAGGTCTCTTCATTATCAAACTCAACTGCTTCAGCAAGGGAGTGGAATTTCTCACGCTGGGTGAGAGTCAGACCCTCGGAAAGCTCGCTCACAATCCCATTCTTAATATAACCGCCAATCGATTGGTAGAGAGCAATGTTCTCTTCGATCGACTCGTTGAGTTTATCTTCCATACGATCCAGTTGTTGAGCCATCTCGTCAACCAGATCGAGTTTTTCTTCGGGGAGATCAATATGATTCTCCACGAAAACTTGCTTGATTCCGTCAAGAATGTTTTCAGCCATCTCGGTCTTAATGCCAGATTCGATAGCAAGATTGTTATCTTGCATCCACTTAGTTACAGCATAAGAGAGATACTCATCGACTTGCTCAGCGAGCTCGGTCTTGACAGTTTCAATTTCTTCTGCGAGGACTTTAGCATAGTCCTCATGCATACGCTCCAGCTCTTCATTGAGTCTAGAGACAACCGCCGCTTCAAAGATGGTCGCTGCCTTTTCTTTGAATTCTTCGGAGAGGTCTTCGCCTTCGGTCAGAGCAGCGACATCGGCGCTCAGATCGACTTCGATGATGTTGGAGACTTCCTCTTCCTCTTCAGCAATCGTTTCGCCTTCAGCTTCGACATGATCAAATGTCGGTTTCTTGGACAGTGTATCTTGCTTACTAGCAGAAGCATCGGAAGGCTTCGTAGTAGGTGCTGAGGCGGACTTGCTCACGACGCGATACTTGTTGGAGTCGTCATCGGGCTTGCTGTTTTGTGGTGTTGGACCACCAAGATCTTGGATGCCGCCGAGAGCAGAACCTTCATTCTCCAGTTTTTTCTGGGGATCTGCGGGTTTGGCATTCGCCGTCACTTGGTTTTCTTCCAGATTCTCAATCTCTTTGGACATCGTAGTCTCCTGCGGTACAAAAGGCGGTTTTGCTATAGTTATTTATATATTAGAAACTTTGAAGAAATTGTGCAAACGCGGAAAGCTTTCTCTCTTCGAGTTGCATTCTGCTTGCATTATCAATTCGTTTCTTGATTTGCTCAATCGTTTGCTCGTGGACAGCACCATTGGCATAGACCCACTCTTTTCCTTCCATGATCCCGTTAACGAAAGCATCGGGAGCAGAAGGATCAGCAACGATATCTGCGGCGGTGGCAAGCATAAAGTCATCACAGACAATCTTGCAACCTTGCTCTTCTCTAATAGATCCCAAACCACGGGAGGAAACTCCGAGTTTGACACCTTCGTCAAGAAGCGACTTAGCGATATTGCCCATAGGGGTATCGAGAAGTCTTGCTTTACCTACATAATTGTTACCCTCTTTTCTGAGGGATGTAATAAGGTGAGACACGCGGTCAAGGTTAATGGTAGGACCATCAGGATGACCCAATTCACCCAACGCACGTCCTTTAGTTATATAGCTCTCGTTGTATTTTGCTACTTCCCTATCCAGAGTTTCGATAGGATACATACGACCGTTGCGATTCTTGATCGCACCCTGCAGGAAGACACCCTCGATAAAATGGCTCTTCTTGCCATTCTTACCTTCGGTGATTACAACTTTCGCTGTTTCGATTTCTTCTCTAATCAGTTTCATCGTCTGTTTCCTCTTCGGATTCTGGTTGCTCTGTTTCGACTTCTGGAGTTTCTTCTTCTTCCTCATCATCCTCTTCTTGGGATGCCATGAAAGATTTTCCAACCTCCACTTTTTTGGCGTCAATTGCAGACATTGCTGCATCCGACATACCTTGTGCCACATAATCGCTAAGGTCTTTTTGACCAGCGAAAAGTGCATTCACAATATCAAGAGCTGCTTGGGTAGGCATAACAATAAGATACTAATACTACTATTTAGATGTTTCCTTTTTTGTAATCCGCATCACTGATGCCTTGCTCCGCAGGATCGGGCTCAGGGGGTTGCAATGACATAGCCATTTGCTCCTGCTCCATCTGCTGCATCACCATAGGATCTAGAAGTTTACCCTCGGCAATCTCACTTTGCATCTGCTTATCGATCTCGTTAAACTCATTGTCAGTCTGACGTAGAATTTGACGACGCAGATACTCCAGTGAAAAGTATTTGCCAGCGTAAGGATCCATCTGTGCGAGAAGTGCCATACGCTCATTGAGCAGCTCCTTCTCTTTTAATTCGCTGAAGTAGTTATCCGCAACGAAATCGTATTGGATATGCTCCTTCATCTCATCCCAATCCTCAAGGGTGATGACACCCCTAAGGACAAGTTGAGTCTTCAGAAGATCGTTGAAGAGATCACTAAAACGCTTTCTCAGTCTGACGATAAACTTCTGAAATTTAACTTCGTCTCTAGTGATTTCTGCACTACGACCAACGTTAAATGTGTTATCGGATTCCAATCGTGACTCAGGGACATTCAGAGCACGATAGAGTTTCTTTTGGAAGTATTTAACATCTTCCAACTCTCCAAGGTTTTGCCCGCCAGGTAGGGTAGAAATTTCAGTGCCGCGCCCTCCCTCGCGTCTCGGAAGCCAAAAGTCTTCCAACATTGACATGAATTTCTTATCGTCACGAATCTCTCCCGTATCAGCGTTGTAAACAAGTTTGTTACGGTAGCGACTCATCACCTCTCTAAGGTATTGCTCTGCCTTTTGTTTAGGCAGATTACCCACGTCGATGTAGAAAATACGACGCTCAGGTGCTCTGGACAGACGATAAATGACCAGAGAGTCTTCGATCATGCGAAGTTGGTTAAGTGCCTTAATCGCTTTGTGCATGTGCGACAAAACGATATTGCGATTCATATCCAACTTACCCGAGTGGACAAAGGTGATTGCATCAGGTGCAACCCTAATACCTTTACCATCGTTTGATCTCAGTCCCTGGGGAGCATAGATGTAATATTCAATGCTCTTGGGGACGAGAGTTGCTGTATTCGGATCACCAGGATTGATAAGTCTATCCTTGTTAGGTTTATCGTATTCGACAACCTTCTTGATCTTCCTAGGATCTATATAGCGAATTTCTGTGATGCCCTCAGAAGGATCATCTGGGTTAATCATCTTATGATAGAAGAGACGACCGTCGATATACCAACGACGGAAGATGTCATAGCATCTTCTATCAAAATCGAGAAGAGAAAGCACATTCTCAAACTCTTCTCTAATTCTTTTCTTTACAGACTCAGGGACTTTCAAGTTAGACAACTCAATGTCTACAGGATGATCGTCCAACTCACCAGCAATAGCTTCGTTAACAATATCGTTAATGGCAGAATCGCATTCTGGGTGCAGAGACATCTCTCGGTATCTACCGATCAGATCTTGCTCTGTGCCTTTTGCTGCTTCCTTATCCCCAAAGTCAACGTATTGACCAAAATACCCACCAGCAACTATAGGTTCTGCTGCGTCTTCCGAGTCTTTACGCACAAAAGAAGGACCCTTTTGTGAAGAGCCCTTCTTTCTTTCAAGGGAATAACCAAATAACTGTGACATTTAACTGTCTATCGCTGTTTTTATTATTTATTATATCAGATCATTCCCCTTTGATCAAGCGCCGCCTTGGTGGTTAGCAGCGTTCACATCATCAGTATACGTCCAGTACTGGACCTGGAATTCAACAGTATATTCCTCGGCAGTATCGTTGCTGTCCCAGGCGAGGTCAATCGCACTGATGTTGCTTGGCCAAATACCTTGGAATTGATAAGCACGGGTCTGGGTGCCCTGACGATCATACTGACGCACGATAGCGTTGGTTTGATACTCAGAGGGAGATCCATACTCTTGCTTGTTTTGTTGCAGAGCTTGGATTCTAGTAGACCATGCCTCAAGTCTTGCACGGACTGCAAAGTTGGCATCATTGAGGACGGTAACAGTCCAAGGCTCGAATGTGCGGTCACCAGCGATCTTAAGGGTGCGACCACGGTAGGGCACTTCAACAACACCCACTGTCGAAGCAGGGATGTTTGCTGCTTTGACGAGAAGAGTGGCGAGGGACTCACTACCACCAGAGTTGCGAGAAGCTTCTTCTTCTCTATTGTTTTGCTGACCTGTGGCACCACCAACAGAGGCAGTGTCAAGTCCTTGAGGGAAAACCAACTCAACTTGGAATTGGTTAGGGCGGGCGAGGTCTCCAATTCTATTTCTAAAATCGAAAATAGGAGTATAGATACTCCCCCCTTCAACGTTGTTAGGCATTTTTAGTAACTCCTATTTGGATAATTGACTACGAAGTCGTAGCACGAGTGGGCAAGGGGAGGTTTCCCTCCCCTAAAGAATTACAAATTAGTTGACAACCTCATTGAAGCTGGCACCAGTTCTGGTAGCAGTGAAGGTGAGGGTGATGAAGTTGATGGATCTTGTGGGCTTCACAAAGATCTCAGCATAGAATTCACCACGGTCAATAGACTCGGAGGTGTTGTTGGTGCCATCACACACGACCAGGAAGTCAGTCACACCACGGCGGGACTGGACAGAGCGCATGTAAGGATCAACAATATTCTTGAATGCCTGACGAGTAAACTCATCATTCAATTCAAACAACTGGCTCTTAGCAGCTTGAGCGATAGCAGCCTCGATCACGAGGAAGAGGCGACGCACGTTAATTCTGTCAAAAGCAGAAGAGTGTGCAAGAGCAGTCTTGTCACCGAAGAGGACGATACCTTCGCCAGGGAATGCCACGATGGGGTTAACACGGGCAGAATAGAGGCGATCTCTATGGTCCTTCAGGGGGGAGTAGGCAAGCTTCACAGCGTTGCGAAGTTGACCTCTGGTGAAACCAGCAGGGGAATACCAGGGCTCTTGGTTGATAGAAGTGCTCAGGACAAGACCAGCAACGTCAGCGTTGCAGGGGATGTAACGATACTTGTCGTTATACTTGTCGTAGATGTACTTGTAGTTGTTGTCGAAGACAGCATAGGAAGAGCTGCTCAGTTGATCGAAGAAGGAGATCGTGCGATCAACAATTGTGGTTGTGTTTGCCTGACCAATGATGTCAGCACGGAAAGGAGAAACGAATGCCATGCAGTCCTTACGGGTTGCGGCAATATCGATAACCTTTTGTGCCTTAGCAACAGTGTCGCCAATGTTGCTCATGCCAGGACCCATCAGCACATAATCGATCTCTTCGGTCTCAGGATCGCTAAAGAGGTCATAACCTGCAAGCAGGGAAGGACGGTCCACAGTGTAACCATCAACACCACCTTTAAGGTGATACTTCACGGTTGCATTGTTCTTGGTGCCAACCATCTTGGAGGACTTAGGATCCAGACCAGAAGTGTCGTCTGCACTATAGAGAGAAGCAGTATTCTTGATCAGGTCAAAGTCACGGTTGGTGACGCTCAGACCCCAAGAACCGTTAGCGGTCTGGGAGCGATCGAAGATGGAAGCAGTCTCATGCTCACCCCAGTAGATATACTGGGACTGATTCATCAGCACATCCACATAGTAGAGTGTGTCGCCTTGGGGAGACTTAGCGTCAACACCCTTGGACAGGTTGGTGAATTTCTCAAGCAGAGCACCAGGGACGCCAGTCAAAGCGCCGTCACCATCAATCACGAGGATGTGAAGGAGGTCGCGGGTGCCACCACGATCTTCTGCCCAAGCAGAGGTGCCAGGACGAGGAGCGATGTTGATCCACTTCTCACCATCACCATATTGGCGAGACTCATAGTCATCAGCAACGGCAACCAGGGAAACGGTAGCAACGTTGTCATCGCTAACAGTCTGGTTTGCTTGGAATTTGGGAGACAGAGGATTCAGAGAAACTCTCAGCTCACGAGAGATGTGAGAAATCTCAGCAGAGGTGCCAGTGGCGCTACCAGGAGCATCGTTGGTGTTAGCAAGCTCACTCACAGAATCACCCACTTCAAACACATCAGAAGAAGATGTGTCAATGGTGATTTCCACTTTGCGATTCTTGCTATCATAAGCAACAACGCGACCTGTCACGTTACCTGCATTGGCAGTGAAGAAGTTATCAGCGGACCAGGATCCCAGCAGAGTGGAGTCATCCTTAAGGGTCAGGATAACAGTATAAGAATAGGTCTTAGCGTAGATGTTAGCAGCAGAGTAAGCAACCTCACCGCCAGTGGAGAATTCCCACTCAGCAGATGTAGGTTGAGCCAGATGCAGCACCTGATCGGCACCTGCGTCGGTCATAACCACACGCAGAGAGTTGCCATACTTACCAGGAGTCTTAGCGGCAAACTTCCAGTTGTTAGCAGCGTCCTTAACGTTATTCTCATACTCATCCAGATTCTTGATCAGGGGAGGAGTAATACCAGTAGCGGTTTGCTCGTTAAGAGTTGTCTTGGCGCTAGTAACAGTCAGAAGATCGACAGCAGATCCATCGGTGTGTGCAGCCTTGGTAGTGCCCAGGACACCGCGAGTCACGGTCAGGTCATTACCAGCAACAGCGGTAACCTGAAGGATCTCGTTATCAATTCTGATGTAGCTGTTGGTGCCAGCATTAAGAGTAGCAGCAGAAGCAACAGTCAGCGTCAGATCGGCGTCGGTGAAGGTTTGACCCTCATTCACTGTAGAAGCAGATCCAGCAGCTTCGATCAGGGTAACCGAAGATCCAGGAGAGTGAGACACTGCAGCGGTTTGAAGTTGACCACGAGAAACCACCACGTCGTTACCACTAACAGAGGCAACGGTCATCAATTCAGAGTCAACCAAAAGCAGATCCAGCACGTCAAAGTCAGTCGAAGAAACAACTGTGACGGTGGTATCAGTGGCGCTCAGAGTAGCATCGACAAACTGTGCAGTGTCGATAGCATTCTTGAGGGAGTTGCTCAAGGCACGGACGACCCTAAGGGTGCCGCCATAGAGCAGATACTGGGCGGCGCAGAACCAGTATTCGTAGTTAGAATCGTTAGGACGACCGAAAATAGCAAGAAGCTCTTTCTCGGAAGTAATGGTTGTCAGTTGCTCGACAGGACCTTTTTCAAAGGAACCAACGATAGCGGCAACATTATCAATTGTTGCATTAACTACGTTAGTTAGGTCTCTCTCTAGAACGACAACGCCTGGGGATTGTTGCGTTGATGCCATCTGTAAGTCTCCTGAGTGGTCAATTTCGGATGCTACAAATATTTAGCAAAAAGACTTTTTTCAGTGGGGAAGCCATGCATGAACATTACCAGTCGGGGTAGGTCCATCCAGTCGTATCCTGCTTTCTGCCCTTTACTATCCGTTTGATCGTGCAGACTTTACATTCGTATGAATATGATGACAAAGCACTTCTATTCTTTCGAGTCAAATAAAACTCATCCATTAAATCTTTGACCTTGCCACAGGACCGACATCTCCTCTGTGTGAGGAGTAAATGCTCAAGTCCAAATTGGTCTTCTAGGTCCACTATCTATAGTCCCACATGTACGACATATCACCATATTCATCTGTGCGCCAGACATCACCATCCTTATCGACAAACGTCTCTGTAGCGACAAGTCCATCATCAACAAATCCAAAGGGTGCCATATCGGCTTCGATTTGCTCCTTCTGGTCAAGGTATAAACGCTGCCTCACATCAGCATCGTGCAGCTCCTTAAAATAATCCGTTAGTGCAACCCAAGAAAAGATAACCAGACACATTGCAAGGTCATCATTACATCCCTCTTCTGCTTCCCACGCTGGACCCCTTTGGATAAAGGTGGTCAACTCAGCAATAATGTCGTAGTCATTGAATAAAAGTTTATCCCCCTCAATCAACTGTTTGAGGTTTGAGCAACCAGACTTCTTAACGGTAACACTCATCTTGACTCCAAGTTGAGTCTTAGTGCCCGAGAATCCTTGCCCAACAACTTGTCCTGCCCTTCCCCTCATGGCGCACATGAGGAGATTATCATACTCTAAGTCAAATTGAAGGATGTCTGCCACCTGTCCACCGATGTCATTCACCTCAACCATTATATAAGCATGGTTGTAATTGCAAGCGACCTGATGGATTACGTTTGGAAATAGAAGTGGTTTGATTGAGTTGTTTCTGTATTTAGCAACGATCTCATATGGAATGGTTGTCGTATCAACAACGACAAACGCTGAATAGTCCTTAGTCAGACCCCGTGCAACGTCAACCGTCATCACATATTGATGCTCTGGCTCAGGGTCTTTCCAAATATCAAGTCCAGCATGAGACTCCTTTGGCTCCTCATACACAAGTGTCTTGAGTTTGCTTGGTGCAATCAGAGTGTTTGCAGATCCAAGAAACTCACACTCAAACTCTTGGTTAAACTGCTCAGGAGACGTGTTTCGTATCGTCTGCTCCTTCCAGTCTTCATCTCTACCAGGCACCTCAGACCAGTGAACATCTGTGGTGACATATTCATTACGACCCAACTCTGCATCATGCCAGAGTTTGTAAAACATATTCATCCCCTTGGGCGTGGAGATGATAATCACCTTGGTTGATTTACCAGAAGAGATAGTAGGATACACAGAGCTAAAGAACTCGTCAGCAATGTGAGTCGGAATGAACGCGAATTCGTCCAGAAAAATGATATTAAAAGACATGCCCCTGACAGCAGAAGCGGAAGTAGATGCAGCCATGATCTTACTTCCATTCTCCAATTCCAAACTACCTCGGTTCCAGTTGACGACTCCTTGCTGCATCCACTTGGGGAGGTTTTCATAGGATAATTGCAAACGTTGAAGCATTTCCCTTGCCGTCGCTGCCTTGTTAGCAAGGATGGCAATATTTACGTTATCGTTGAACAGCGAATACCACAACAGGTAGGCAGTAACCACAGTGGACTTACCTGACTGTCGTGGTAGTTTGGCAATGTTGAATCGATTCTCATGAAACTTGGTAACCATATCCGCTTGGAATGGATACAATTCAAAAGGAATGAGACCTTTGTCAAGAGAGATGATCTGAATGTAGTTTTTAATAAAATACACTGGATCCTGACTACACTTGACAAACTCTTCAACTTGCTCAGGTGTAAAATTCTGAGCAATATTTGCCTTCTTTAGATTAGGATTACCAAGATAAATGTCAGTTGGTTGCATTACTCAATACCTTTTAATACCTTTAGTGCCAGTTGGGAATGTTGCTTCCATTCCCCAACACAACAGTAAAGTAAAACCAAAAACAAATAGTGTACTAATCATACTAATGTTCCATGCTGTCTGCGGATTTCACGCAACTCTTCAAAGTCCTTCTGTTTGGTGCCACCATCATATGCCCAGGCATACCCCTCTTTGATCATCTGCTCATTAAGAGAATCTTCAGCATCTCCAATGTATAACCATCCGAGAAGTCTACCGTATTTACCAACACCGCCAACAAGCTCAGTCCTAATAACAAGGTCATCATCGCCAGCGATAGCACCTTCAAGCTTCTCCTTAAGCCAGTTTGTGGCATCGTAACCCAGAGCCTTCTCTTCATCATCCTTAGTTCGCTTTTCGGGGGTATCAACTCCTGCAACTCGGACTCTTTCTTTCTTGTAAAGATCGAAACCCAAGTCGATCGTGACATCAATGGTATCGCCATCTAATACTCTATCAATAGTGGTCACACGAAAATTGTAGCAGGACTTCCTGCTAGGTGGTGTCATTGCTCCCATTACTTTTTCTTGCCTCCGTTTTTAGCTTTCTTCGCAGTCGCATTGCCTTGATTCTGCTTCGATTGACCCTTCTTGCCCTTGTTTGCGGACTTGGCCATCTTCCTGCATCTCCTTAAATGCTAGTCTTAGTATATAGGCGACATAATACAAAACACCAGCAAGTAATATCACCATGCAAAGGATGATACTCCATGTCACGTCATTAACATCATTGAGTGGACGGAGTAATAATTTCATGGATTCTTTGGATCTAAACCTAAACTGATAAGATAATCAGTCCACCATTGTGGATCTTTTCTGATTCTCCAGTCGGGCACGTCTAGACCCCTTTCAGAATACCACTCAAACAGAGCATCATCGATAGTCTGTGCGATCTCCATATTCCTCATCCTCCTCGTCAACATCTGCATATGCATTTGCCACATAGGGTCCGTGTGGTTTTCTGGATTCTCTTTCGACATAATCGGTCTCGGCATTTACCGCTTCAATCCAAACCGCTAGTTTCATCACAATGAATAAAATAATTAGAGGTGTGAAACACCCTACTAATATGACTGGATTCATTTGTGCTTTCTCGCAAAGGGTTCCCAATGTTCCCATCCATATTTATGCACAGCCCACATACCTAAAATAGGAATAAACACCAAAGAGAATCCCATAACTCCTAGAGCGACGGGACTCTCCATTACGACTCGTGCAATATGTCCCAATTCGTGCATCATATGTCTGACAGAATAGAAATCAAAAATAAAAATATGCCAAACATACACATGAAAGTGAGTATGCCTAACTGTATGATAGTCGCATGGTCCATAACCTTCTAAAGTAAATGTCCACTTCAGTCAACCCTTCTAGTGGGGCAGGCATTGTTTGCTCTGCCCACCCGACACAAAAGTCCAGCATCTCTGGGGTAACCTTATCAACACCAAACATTCTGGAAAAAGATGATGCTGCGAAATGAAATCGCTGCCTAGTGTGCGGTGCCATTTCCCTTATACTGTTCGGTGTCATAATACCCACCTCTCCTAGCGCCAAAATAGATGGTCGTTATGACAAAAGGCACTGCTACGATAGCAAGTGCCCATCCAAGCAAGTGTTCC